CTTTCGTCGCCGCGGACACCAGGGTCTGCGCCATCTGATAGACCTTGAGCGCCGCCGAGACGGCGAGGATCGCGGCGGCGAACCCGCCCACAATGCCGGCCAGGATCAGGAACAGGGTCGAATTGTTCTGGACGAACTCGGCGAGTTTCGCCATTGCGTTCCCGACGGCCGTCGCCGCCGGGAGCAGCGCTTGACCCATCGTCGACGCCATGTTTTTCATTGCTGCGCCGGCGATCTGCTGCGCCTCCGCGGCGGTGCCGGACTGCGCCGCGAACTGTCCCATCGACGCGGCGCCCTGTTTCGCGATCAGGTTCATCGTGGCTTGCGCCTTCGCGGCCGTCGCCGCTTTCCCGGTGAGTTTGCTGGTTCCGTTCGCCGCCATTTCCGCGGCGACCGCGGCCGCCGAGAGCCCTAACCCGAGCCGTTCCGCCGGGTCCGCCTCGCCGCGCATCGCCGAGCTCAACGCGTCGACGGCGTCGGCGGCGGAGCCGCCGTAGGTCGCCGAGAGGTCGGCGCCCTGCTGGATGATTGTCCTTGTCTTGTCGGCGATCTGGTCCATCGGGACGCCGGCGGTTTTCAGTTGCGACCCGATCTTCGCGGCCGCCTCCGCGTACTGCGTCGACGACAGTCCGGCGCTCTTGGCAGCCTGATCGCCCCACGCTTTCACCGCGTCGGCGGACTTGCCGAAGACGGTGTCGATGCCGCCCATCGCCTGTTCATGATCGGACGCCGCGGAAAGCGCCGCCTTACCCATCCCGACCATTGCGCCGCCGACCAACGCGGCCGGTTCGACGAGTCCGCCGATCTTCGCCTGCATCTTCTCGACACCGGATGCGGCGTCGCCCATTCCCTTGGCGGCGTCGGACGCGTCGGTGAGGATCTTGATCGACAGGATCGCGGCGCCCAACGAGGCCAGGCCCATCAGGTCACCTCGTTTCCAGGATGTCGACGACGGTGGCCAGGATGTCGTCGGGGGTGTCGAACCACTGCGCCGGAACGGTTCCCGTCACCACCGCTATTTCGCAGATCAGCCGGACCCGGGATCCGGCAGGGTAGGGCGCGACCCGGCCGGGTCGCCGTCATCGGTGGTGATCGACACCGCCGTCTGTTCAAACTGCTCGAATGTTTCGCCGTTGAGCACGCCTTTCCGTTTCAGGGCGGCGTAGGCGAGGAAGGTCTGCATCTTGATCGGCGCGTCGGAGAACGATCCCCAGCCGTGTTTCCGGGCGGTCGTCTCCGTCAACACCAGGTCGGCGTTGATCGACTGCACCACAACGGGTTCGGCGTCGTCGTCTTCCGACAGGTAGACGACGAGTTTCGGTGTTGCGAGTTTCGCCATTATTTTCCCCTCACCTGTTTCACGATGTGGTCGACGCGGTCGGCGTACAGGCCGACGACGGCGTCGCGGTTGTCCTGCAGCGCGGGCCGCATGTACGGCTGCGCCCGGCCGTGGGCCCAGCCGTACTCCTGGAACGTGGCGTAACCGACGCCGCCGCCGCCGGCGGCGACCAGGCCGCCGGTCCTGTCCGAGGTCGCCCGGACCGACGCGGCGAGGCGTCCGGTTCGGTGCGGCGCCCTGGATGCGGCGTCCTTCGCGATCCGTGCCGCCGCGGCCGCATTGACCGACGCCCAGTCCTGCAGGTCGCGGGCGGCGGCGGACAGGGTGCGCTGCAACGTGTCCGCGCCCTCGATGGTGACCTTCGCCTTGCCACTCACGGCGCCGGCGTGCCGTAGGTGTAGGTCGGGACGCCGACGAGCGACCAGGCGATATCGCTGGTCAGGTTGGATCCGTAGTCGTCGGTGGTGCCGAAGTCCATCGGGTCGATGACGACGGTGCCGGTCGCGGTGGTGCCGGCCTCGGTCGACGGGGTGAACGTGAACGCCTGCTCACTGCCGGGCGCCGTCTGGGTCAGGGCGAACAGCCCGGACGCCGTCCCGATGTCGGTGTCGAGGTTCCCGTCGAGCTCGTAGGTGTACGTCGTCTTTCCGGGCCGAACCGTTCCACAAAGCTTGTATGTGGGATCAGTGACGTCTTTCGACGTGACGATAACGAGGTTGTTAACCAAGCATGAGACGTCGATCTCGGCGCCGGTCTCGCCGATGGTGAGGGTGCCGGGGCCAAGGGTGGCGACGCCGGCCGGGGCGGTGGGTGCGCTCATGGTGCGGTCCTTTCGGAGTAGCGGGTGGTGAACGTCAACTCGTAGGCGGGCATCGGGGCGGCGCCGTCGGTGCCGCCCAGGTCGATGGGGCGGCCGCCGGTGACCGGGGTCGCGGACAGCGCGGTCGAGACGTCGGCGATCAGCGGACCGAGGTTCTTCAGGGCGATGTCACGGCCGGTGGCGGGCACCACGGCGGCGACTGTCCAGCCCATCTCGACCTTGCCGAACGCCCAGGCGATCTGCGGAGGCGGCACGTACACACACGGCGGGTTCACGTCCCGGACGTCGGCGGTGGCCCGGATGCCGGCCGCCCGCAGCCGGCCGACCACCTCGGCGACGGCGGCGACCAGGTCGACGGGCCTACGCGTGGCCGTCACCCGACGGCCGGCCACGCGTAGGCGCCTGTTCGCATGCCCTGCTGGAGGTCGGGGTCCCAGCGGGACACGTAGGCGATCGTGTCAGAGAAGGTTTCGATCCCGGCGGCGGAGTTCCGGCGGCGGACCAGCCGGGCGGCGAGCATCACCGCCGTCTGGTACACCTCGCCGTCCGGGTCGTACACCGGCGGTCCCGGCGGGTACACCGCCGGGTCCGGGTAGACGTACTGGTCGTTGCGGGCCCGCTGCATCTTGATCTCGGCGGACAGGATGCAGCGGCCGATCAGGGCGTCGTCGTCGGTGTCCTCCCCGTCCAGGCGCAACTGGTCCTTGACGTCACCGATCAGCAGCCAACCCGCCATGCCGGTCTACTTCCGGCTGCGCGGTGCCTCGGCGGCCGCGGCGGCGCCGCCGGTCACGGCCTGCTTGACCAGGCCGCGGGCATCGTTCAGCAGATCGCCGGCGTAACCGAAGACACCGATATCAATCCCGCCATTGGGAATGTTGACCGCCTGCACCCGGAGCGGCGACCCGGACGCTTCAAAGTGGGTGGCGGCGGCCCGATCGCCGGCCAGGACGGTGCCGACCGGCAGGTCGGGGTCAACAAAAAACTTCAGGTCGGCGACCGACCCGGACGGGTCCTTGATCGACACGGACGACGATGCCACCGAGAGCCACCACGGCGCGGCCGCGGAAGTCAGGGCCAGATATTGACTCCACAGGTCCGATGAGATGGAAATCCAGGACGGGGTCGCGCCGTTCGCGCCGAGGAACGCCGCGACGGCGGCCAGGGCGTCCACCAGGTTGTCGACGGTCGCGGTCGACACGGACGCGTTCGCGGCCAGGAACGCACCGGCCTTCGCGTTCGACTTCTTCGCGTAGTCGGCGACGGCGGCGGCGAACAGTGCCTCCAAAAACCCGGGGGCGCCGAGGTCGACGAAGATCCGGTCCACGTCCCAGCCGCCGGCCAGCCGGTAGGCGTTGCCCTCCGCCGGCACGATCTTGACGGTGTTCGACGGGATCGCCGTCTTGTTACCGGCGTAGTCGCCGACCTGCGGCAGCGTTTCCCACTTCCAGCCGTAGAAGCGCATCCCGGTCAGTACGGCGGAGGACATCGCGGCGATGTAATTGCGCTGCACGGCGACCGGCGTCCACAACTCGCCCAGCCATTGATCACGCAGGAACCCTTGCGCGTCGTTCGCGGGGACGACGTCGGACAAGGCGGCGTTCAGCGCGCCGGCATCGTTCGCGCCGTTCAGCGCCCCGCGGATCCGGGACACCGCGGCGGCGAACGACGGAACCCGCGGGGCGGCGGTCAGCGCGGCGCCGACCGGGTTGAGGGAGGCGTACAGCTGCGCCGGGACGGGCGGCACGTCCGGGTTGGGCGGGGCCGACGGATCCGGCTGAGGGGTAGCCGGGTCCGTCGGGGTCGGGGTCGGTGCGGGTGCGGTCACTGGTACCTCCGGGGTGTCGGCGGCGGCCAGGTCGGCGCCGGTAAATGCGGGAATGGGAACGAGAGCTACAGCGGTCAGGGCGGCGGCGGTGACGTGGCCGCCCTTGATCACGACGTCGTCGAGCTCCACCGAGAGGCAGTCGCGGATACCCTCAGCGGCCTCCAGGAGCGCGGTGTCGCCGTCGGGGGTGGCGGCGGCGTGGAACGTCATCCGCAACGCCTCGACGGTGTCGTCGGCGGCGGTGGTGTACCCGACGGGGGTGGTGCGGCCGTGGTCGCGGAACAGCTTGATCCGGCGCAGATCGGCCGGAACCTGGACGGCGCCGGCGTCGACGGTGACTGTCCCCGCCGACGTCCGGCCCGGGATGCCGTACGGGAGAGCGGTGCCGGTCAGGGTCCGGCCATCCTGCGCGGCGGTGACCGCGGGGACGGGGGCGAGCATCTCTAAACGCATCTAATCCTCCGTCGGGAACCCGGTGGGCGACGCCACCGGCGAGGTCAGGTCCGAGTCGTTGAAGGAGACCCGTTGCCCTTGCGGCACAACGTCATCCATTGACAGCCGGGCGGCGATCGCCGACATGTACAGGGACAGGCCGTAGTCGATCCACTGCTGATTGCGGCCCTGCAGGGTGGCGTACTCGAGCGACGC